CTCTGACGTCAAGAACTTTACTGATTTCGCATACTCGCTTGGCTTTGACGCCGTGCAGTATTCATTCGCTAGAGAACAGTTCCACCCAGGAAAGGAACCGTCTAGCTTTATCATTCCAGAAGAACAGACAACTGACATCAAGAACTATCTAAAAGATCTTGGCCGTCAGGATTTCTATCTTATACTTGATTTCTAGCCCATTTGCTCGTGTATAAATACTACATGAGTAATTGGACACAACCAGGTTATGATCCGAGCCAACATGGCTGGAGAAAAGGCGTCGTTGAAGGCGCAGCGTTTGAAGGATGGTCAGAGAACTATTTCTTCGCTGATACCCTTCGTTCTATTGACATTGCCTTTGGACTAATGCTTAACGGCATTAAGGTTTTCCACACGAATAAAGAAGGTGAACCTGTTAAGCGGATAGAAGTACCTATTAAAATTGGTCCAAGATCTAAGGCATTTGATTTCAGAGTAGACCAGAAGACTGGTAAGAAGTACTACATCCCGCTTCCGAACATCACTTATCGCAGAACGGGTATGCAGTGGGACGGCGAAAGAGCACAAGGCCGTTTTGAAACAAGAACATTCTATAAAGATTATGAACCTGCATTTAACGAAGCAGGCATCACTGACTATGTGATGATAAATAAGTTCTGGTCTGATATTCAGCCTATCCCTTATAAGTTGACTTATGAAGTAGTCATCAAGGCCGAATATCTTGATGATCTTGACCAGCTTAACGAACAGCTAGCACGACTATTCCAGCCTGACTACAACCTAAACGTCAAGGAGTTCTGGTTTGCCCCGAAGATCCGTCGCTGTATCAAGGTCACTCTTGAAGGACAGACATACGATTATGCTACTGAATTTCAGGAACAGGAAAAGCGCGAGATTACTTGCACAATGACCTTTAACGTAGAGGCTTGGCTCTATAAGCCTATCAAGCACGGCTACATCATTGACCAGATTATCACGACATTGAGGACTGCTGGTAAGGGTGACCACGAATGGCAGCAGAAAACTTGGGGTAACTATGACGGTTCCCTTGACCATCGCTACAAGTTCAGCGATATGTTTGGAACAAAGATCGGTTATGCATCTGCTCTTATTCCAGAAAGCACTATCCCGAAGTTCAATCCTGAGACGCAGTCTTATTTGACAAAGTATGAATATGAAGAGCTGGAAGAATTGACGAACTATCCAGTAGGCGCAAAGCAGCTCTATTTGACAAGCGCTGTATATGACAAGAACCTTGCTACATATTCCGCTATTTCCGCTGCACCTCAGCGAGATGAAGTTATGAATGCAATCTTGGAACAGTTCCCCGACAGCAAAGGCTTTGGATTCGTTTCAGAAATTAAGCCGGTTATGATGGGAGACAATGCAAGCGCTGCATCTGCCTACGGTGGTTTCATATTCAACATTTATAAGGATCTATCAGGATTCGGTCAGTTCCGTGGACCGCACAGCTACGGTTTCAAGGACGCTGTTCTGGGTAATGATGTCGTGAAGAACGCCCCATACATGTCTTCTGCGGGCATTTTACACGAAGATAAATAAATAAAACAATTCTAGGAGAACACAATGAAAAAGGATGTCAACGTTTCTAGAGACAAGCTTGAGAATTTGTTGGAAAACTTCTTTGATTTGACAGACCAGTATGATATTGATGTCACTAGCCAGTCTTGCACAGAGTATGTTGCTGGTAAGCTAAAGATTGATGAAGACACTGTCACTAAGGAATTTGGTCCTATCATTGAAGCAGCAACTTCATTCAATGAACCAGCATATCACAACGCTGTCGAGAAAAAGTTTAGTAAGTCTGATATTAAGAACTCCTTCGCTGAGTTCTATAAGCAGAAATTGGAAGAATCCGCTAAGCTCGCTAAGGAAGAGCTTATGGAGGATCCTGACCTCAAGATTTTCCGTAAGACACAAGGCTACACAAGCGCAGATGTCACTGGAAAGTATAAAATGCTATGGCGCTATGCCGTTCGTGAATTTAGCAAGAAAATCAACGATGAAGATGAACTAGCAGACGTTTGCATGGAAATTGCCATGTATGATGACCAACAGTTCTAATAAATAAAGAAAAGGAGATTATACATGAGTTTCAAAACATGGTATCACAACGATTATCTTCGTGAAAGCGATTTGGACAATTCCCCGCTAGATGCTGAAGCACCTATTCCTCAGCAGCAAATGCCTGCTGACAAGGCACCGGCTCCTGCCGCTCCTGCTGCACCGGCTGCTGGTGGAAACTTCAAGCGCTACTTCACTGGTGGCAATTTGAAGGCTTCTTTGTCTGGTCTTGGCAAGGAATTGGGCGATGCGCTCGTTAACTTCGCATTGAAGGAATACGTCACAGACGATATGTTTGACGGCGACGACAACAAGTTGAAGTATGAGACTGAAGTCCGTAATAAGATCGCAGAAGACTACAACTTGAAGTTGGTAGAAATCCTTCGTAACGCTGGTATCTTCTTGGCAACTGCTAAGGACAAGTACACTAAGTAATAGGTAGTAAGATGGAACTTAATGAAGCATTGGAAAAATTGAATGCGGCGGGTTTCATCGCCGAAGGAATGGGCGCTAACGAGTTCAATGCGGACAATACCCGTAAGTTGACTCGTTATGGCAACTATGCTGGTGCATCTGGCTATACATACAAGTCACCTAAAAAGGACCGTATGTACATCAAGATTCTTGAACAGCTAGTTGATGGCCCGAAGACAAAGGCTGAGGTTCACCTTGCTCTTGGTCTAAAGGATCCGACTATCAAGAATAGTTCTGGTGAAGCAAACAACTACTATTCATCAGTATGGCAGGAATTGCGTCGTGCTGGTCTCGTTGACTTCGAGCGTGAAAACGGAAAAGTCCAGTGGTTTATCACACCTCGCGGAATGGATCTACTTGACGAAGCAAACGGAGTGTAAAGGCTCCACCTAAACATCTTTGATGTTGCGGGCAAACTGCCCGCTTTTTTTGTCTGTATAAATAAACTAGAGGAGAAGTATATGAGTGTAAACACAATCTATCTTGATATGGACGGAGTCATTGCGGACTTTACAAAAGGCGCAAAGAAGATTGATGCCATAGAAGGAACGAAGGTAGACTGGCCGAAAGTCAAGAAACTCGGCACCAACTTCTGGTCTGAACTTGAATGGACACCTGATGGAGAGAAGTTCGCTAGATGGCTAGTGAAGCTCTGCCAGGAAAGTAAGATTGATCTTTGCATTCTTTCAGCTGTTGCTTACGAAGACGGCGTGAAAGGAAAACAGATTTGGCTTGACGAGAAGTTGCCTACTATCTCCAAGCAGAATCGTTACTTTGTTCGAGTTGGACGAGATAAAGCAAAGTATGCGTCAAAGAACGCTATCTTGATTGATGATTTTGGTAAGAATTTGGAAGGATTCGTAATGGCTGGTGGTCAAGGTGTCAAGTATAAGAACTTTGAACAAGCCAGAGAAGATTTGATGAGCCTGCTATAATGACTGATTTCGCAAGTGAATTTCAGAAAGTGTTCAGCAACAGTTGTCCACCGACAACTGACTGGTCTAAGCCGCGCCCGTTTGATGGTATAAACAATGAATGCTATCAAGCAGAAGCGGCGTTGATGAGTTCACTTACATCTGAAGCGTATAATCAGTTCGGTTTTGAAGTCCAGTACTTCATCAAGAAGTCTTCTACTGAAAAAGATAAGCTCTATGGCGAAGATACGCTTGAAAATTTCGAGCGCAGATTCCGTTTGAAGGTCTATGCAGAAAATGTGCCTCAACTTCAGCGTTCTTACCAACTGCAGGGTATGGCATACACGGAAATCGTAACTCTTCAGGCGACCATTGAGCACTTCAGGGAAGCATCAACATACGATTGGGTTACACGAGAGCCTGCTTGGGAGGAATACTACCCTAAAATTGGCGATGTGATGTATTTCCCTTGGTGTGACCTTTACTATGAAGTACTAAACGTCAAGGAATTTGCTGAAGGAACAGCATTCCTTTCTACGCCTATCACATTTACATTCCAGTTGCGTGTATGGAGAAACGCTCACGAGTCAGTTGACCATATTGATGTCAATGACGATAAGATGGAGCATCTCAAGAGCTACGTTGAACTGTCAGAAACCTTTGACATTGACCATAAGACTAGCACAACACAATTTGAAAGAGAAAATCAGCCGGTTGCTGAGAAGATACCTGAACAGCAACAGTTGAAGACTAGCAAGGTCAAGGCGGACAGAACAAGTGACCCGCTATGCATCAATGATGATCTTGCTAACATCGAGAAATCAAAGAATGTAAGT